CTATGTCACCTCACAAAGCCGGAGGAGCGGATCCCCGTATCTCTCGATACTGTTGCGGCACAGCCCCGCCGTTAGGCGGGACTCACTTACACACACGAACACACACGACCCGATCACATCTAACATGTGACGAGGCCCACTCTCTTAGAAACACACCCACACACATACCCATCAGGTTGTAATAGAAAGACAATGTTCGACTGCACATATGCGGTCACCAGCGATACAGTTTTTGACTCAGTGGACTAGAGTATACGGCAAGCTCCACATGCTTGGCAAGCTCAGCGGCTACGCGAGTAAGCTGCCTGCCCACACTTGGCATGCGCAGAGCACGCGCCAACAGGTTGATCGTCTGAGCAGCGACAACACCGCTCAGGATCGGGTGTAACTGCCGAGTTGGCGGTAACTGCAGATCACCCAACAACCACCCGACTGCACTACCCCGCGTCAGTCCCCAAGCTTCGAGCGTGGTTCGGTCCGTCACAAAATCCAGATGTCGTTGCTCGAACAGCTCCAGTATCCGAGGTGTCCCGGAATAACGAGCTACCTCTTTGGCATAGTCCAACTCATGTGATAGATGGCGGTACCTCGCCCATGAGCCAGCATCGTACGTGGAGGCCAGACGGTGGTCAGAGCCGGTAGGCTGTAAGCTCAGGCAGAACTGCTCTGTGTTGTGCAGCCAGCCGCTCATCTTGGTGGACAGCGAGTAGGCAGGACGGCGCAACACTCGAGCGGACGAGTCATACTCAGTTGTGTCACGGAAGTGGCTTGACAGTGCTGGAATGTCGTCTGCGCTGGCCTTGGCCAACACGCGCGCGTCTGCTATCCTCTGAGCCGTCTCACTCGACACGGCATACGCGGGAGCCAGGGGGTCGGCGAGTATCTGATCCCGGGACCAATTGTTGTGTAGCAACTGGATTGGCTTCCCGCCGGGTTTGACAATCCGGTGATTAGCGTACAGCCGAGAATCAGGCGGTTCGATGCCAAAGCCTGCCGGTTTGGGTATCTTTAGCCAGTCCTGACTGAGGTGCTTCCGACGGCTCCACACTGTTTTTAGCGCGGACCAGGCACACTCGACGAACTTACCGCCCCACCGACGCCTGAGAATTTGGACAACGCCATGAAGGTGAGCCATAACGCCCTCCTCCTCCCACGGGGCCGCATTCCATGGTTTGCGCTGAACCAGGCCTGGGATAGTTCGAAGCACGTATCCGGACAAGCCTTCAGAGTTGTACCACGTACGCAGGAACTCACACGCACCGCGATGAATTGCGAACTTGCCGTCAGCACCTACAGCATTTACAGCAGCGTAGCCCAATCGGAAACACAACGTGCGAGCCCAGGAAGAACAGAACAGAGCGGTGTCGTCGCCACGAATCCACATCCGATAATCAGGTCCAGGATTGAACAGCATCATCATGTAACGCTGAACCATGATCGTGACGGTTGTGTTCCAGGCATTGCCCACCAGGCTAGTCCACCGCAGTCCAGACATCAAACCGCCAGCCACACGATAACTTGCTTTTCGATCCCCATCCCGCACGTACAACCAACTCCGATCCATGGAATTAATCACACGCTCGTAGACCGAAAGAAATTCAGTTCGGTGTTCAGGCAACACGCTTGGCAAAGTGGAATCTCGCATGTACCGAAAGATCGCCTGCAGCTCCAAGGTGCTGGGTTGGTGATCGAAGCCGCTGAAGTCGAACGGCAGTGCCCAGCGTCCTTTGGTACACTGCGCCAACATCTCAGCCTGCCGGTCCGTCTGCTGGTAGATGGTCTCCTCGATCGTACTCCCAGGCCAGCCTTTGTATGCGTGGTTGGTGAATGTCGACAACCAGGACATCAGCAGGTACGTGTACAGGTCACTCGAGACGGCCAGCCTGATCTTACCTAACTCGGCCTTGATCACAGTCTTGTTCTCTTGTGATGTCGTGGCGGTACATTGCTCATATATCCGCTGCAAGTCACACACGTCCGGGACGAGGTTTTTCCGGGCCTTGAAGTGTCCGGACTTGCCTTGGAACATCCAATCAACCCGTCCTACACTACTCGCACCACTTGTTGCCCAGTCCGCCTCCATGATGTAGTCCCGGAGAGATTGCTGCTTCGGCTGCTGGGGGTACATTTTGAGCACCGACAAGGACGAGACGAACTGGGGATCCAATTCCGTACGACTTAGGCCGTGAGGCTCACCTCCATCCGCTAGCTTTTCAGCTTCTTCGAACACATCAAACCCAGGGAAGGGGGGGTTCCGATAACCCAACAACGTGCCCAACTCAGTCAGCAGCCCACGCGGAAACGCCAGCACAGCCTTCGATTTCACCAAGTCGTTAACTGACTTAGCAACTACCAACCAGCTCTCAGGATCAAACCACTCCCAGCCACTCACCACATCCCACCAGTCCACGTCCCCGCGCAACAGGTAGGCCGCCCAGCTGAAGTTACACACAGCTATGTAGTCGAACTGTCTCAGACGCCTCAACACCGAAGCCAAAAGGGGCAGGTCGCCCGTTGACTGATAGGCCTGCCACACGTCCCGAAAACGGCTGCGTCTCAAAGCTAAGTCCATCTTGGTTCGTGCTGGCCACACTTGCTCCACGTCCTCATCAGTGAATCGATACGGGGGATCGAACCACTTAACCCACTTAGCTTGGTACTCCACTTCTGCTGCTCGAGCTTCACTATCCACTGGCCTTTCCACTTGCTTTGTCTTCACGAACTTGGTTACTGCTCTCAGGGTCAAGGGGTTTAATCCTTGGGGCATAAGAACCGTAAATTCAGAAAACTCAGACATAGCTGAGGGAGGCACAGGCAAATCCAATGCTGCGTAGGCCATCAGTTCCGTGAATAAGGGAACGGGCCAGCCACACAGATCAGCCATTTTAGATAGCAGTTGTACTTCCTGCTCGCGTAACAGTGAGAGATACCTCACCGTCACCTCTGACCGTCCCGCGCAGGCGGGGACGGTCAGAGGGGGTTTAAAAGCCCAGCCGCATCCCCAGCTGGCTGCTGGGTAACGTTTTGGGCTTCTAGGTGTAGAGTGACAGTCGCAGGGCGACTCGGAGGGGGAGAGGGGTCAGCCGCTTCTACGGACACCTCAGTGTTGCTCGGAACGATGAGAGGTATGTCACCAGGGCACGTGGCGTTGCCTGCGGCCAAGAGGCGCTGCATCAGTTGCATCTGACGGGGTTGGACCTTTGACTTTGACCACAACAAGGCAGAACTGGCAGTCGCGCCGGCTAGCAGGAGGCAGTGGACAGGCAAACGCTCGACGCCTAGCATGATCCGGCTTAGGCGCACGCTGGCTATCTGATCCATCACATAGAACAGATTTTCTCCCCCGTCAGTAACCAAAGGTAGATGCTCAACCGAGTGTGCCCACTCTGAAGCGACGCCCACGACCATACCCGCCATAACCTCGTCCCACCCTACAGGTGCGCTAAGCAGTACAGGGGCGTAGTTCATGTTGACCAACACAGCGGACCGAGTCCGGCATGTCCAAGGGACACCCAGTGCACGGCTGTACCGGTCCATGACTCGCAGGTTCCATAGCTCAGGGTCATCCCAGTCAGGCAGGTCTGTATCGTCCAATCGGTCGCCTTTGTGGATACGACGCAGAGCAGGGCCCCTCAATGCAGCGATCTGTATCATGCTCATGTCATCGTCTACCAGTCCGCAAGTCGCGTCCAAACCATTGTTTGGAGGAAACGGAACCATCGACTGAGGCAACGTATTAAGCTGCAGCTGTAGGTAGATGTTTGGCAAGAAGATGGGCACAAGTTCGGGATAGGACTGAGGGACAGCCAGGCCGTCGTGGATTGACACGTAACCGCTTGGAGGCTGGAGACAGTAATCGTAGATCGTATTACCGTACTGATCCCGATACAAGTTGCATCCATTGACAGCCGCATAGATCTGGGTACGCATTGGGCCAGAACGAGCATGCAGATATGTCCCTTCCTCAGACTTAGTGCCGTAAGTAGCCAACACGTACTCGCGCATGGCAGCTACAGCACCGAAAGCGTCCGGATGGTCCCAGCTTGTGCCAGGTATGCGCACCGTCTGCAGTTCATAATGCCGAGCAAAGGCAAAGGTCCGAGCCTGTAAGCATGACCAGTAGACATTGTGGGGTCTAGTCATCATGGTCGACATAGGCAGGCGCACGGGAGGCAGAGCTTCTATCCGTCGAGTCCCCAGCGCCAGGTGGTTCCAGGCGATGTTGTCGAAGTCAGGAATGAAGTAATCTGGTGTGTTCGGCGTCTCGTATGGATAGCCAAAACCCCCGGCAGGGCAGAAGGACGTGCGGTGTCCGTCTGGACATATTTCAGCCATCGTGTAGGCAGACCGGACTGGCGCGACAGCTGTGGTCATGGGGACATACCGAACGGCAGACATAGCGACACGCTCATCAGCTACGTTCATGAAGCATGACATATCTGCCAAGCGAGACATCGAAGTTACGAAGAAAGCCAAATCCTCAAACGTAATGTCGTTGAACCATGAACGCAGATACGGAGCCAGGGGGACGACCGTGTTATGCACATTCCCGCCCTGTATCCATCCGGTGTTTATGTCGTCGAATGGCAAATGACCTGGGACACCAACGCTGCCGTAGCGCGGACGCTCGAACACATAGGCGTTAGCCGAAGCTTGGTCGGTGGGCACACGTCCAGATATCTCTCGTGGCAGCAGGATATGCATGTTGAGGAAACCCGGGACGTAGACGGTGTTCGCGTAAGGCGTGCAGCCGATCGTGAATGCAGCGACACCACCATTTGGTGACACCCGACGCGGGATGTTGACCATGCAAAAGGGCCATGGCGCCATCATTGCTACGATCATGGCTATACCTTTTGCCCGTGTGTCGAACAGGTGATGCATCGACTTCGGCACGACGATCAAGCTACCCAGCTCGTTACCCGGCACGGTTTCAAGACACACGTGGAAAGTCACAGAACCTTGGCTCCCTCCAGCAAACGGAAACACCGCGTTCAACCCCCCTAAGTTCTCGGCTGCTACAGGGCCTGCGTTAACAGTAGCCAGATCGGGGTCAGCGTTGAACAGCGGTACGGTCTGTAACTCTGGATCCATGCGCAAGTCATTGGACAGAGGCAGGTATCGCCAGGGGCCAGCCATCCACGTCGCAACTTTATGCCACAACTTGAGCTTAAAGATTGGGAGGGACATGTCCAGTCCACGGGGGATATCCATCTGACCGAGCCGGTTGACGTCCATCTGGGCGAAGCTGTTAACACAAACAGTGTCGTTACGTCCTACTTGGAACTCGTCACGTAAGTTCTTTTCGCCTAGCCTTTGCCAGAACGACGTTGCCACCATAGGAAGGCCAGTCGCAGCGTTTGCCGTGTAGGTCACCCAGCGTAGGGGATAGGGGGATGGGTCGAAAGCGTCCAACAAAGCATTGTACACCTCGCGGGGCTTCATGGTCGTCTCAGGCACTGGAAGGCCAATGGACGCATGCATGACACCAGCGGGATCAATTCCGCGTGCGCGCATCACAGTGCCGAAGCTCAGCCGTGCGTCAGTTGGGTTGTTAGAACTCACCAATCCGCTGATGGTTGATTCGGACCTTGCGCCGTCAAACCGGGAAGAAGAATCGACCTTGGTTTCGACAAAGGCAGCCAGACGAGGGGCGGCTTCGACACCTTTCATGTCAGCCACAACAACAGGATTACCGTGGATTGAATGCATCTCACGATTATGCGCATCCCGTTCGGTTTCCAGCACACGGACTTGTGCCCACCATCCGGGAGATTGTAACTCCATGTCGTCATTGAACTCTCGCTCAATCTTTGTACCCCAACCAGGAAAACTGTCCTTTGC